CTATCGTTTACCAATCTACGGATTACTATTCCGTATTCGGTTTATACTCGCTTATATGAGCTCTCCGGCGGCGATTGCATAATCTGCCACTAGGAACCCAATCCATCGTTGTAATGCGACACACTCATCCTGTTCCCGTAGGAGGATTTCGATGTGTGCCCAATACTTCTCAGCGCACACGAATTGTTGTTTACAGAGACTCTTGTCGATACTGGTTGTTCCAGCTAGTAACTTTAAGCCTCTCGCAACATTCGTGCGTAAATTTTCTGTTCCACGGACGCTGAAGAACGACATGTCCTTCACGCACGCCCGTGCCACGGACTCTGATCCAGCAAACAGGTGATTAACTGTCATCTGTACACTGAACGTGTCCTTGTCCTGCCACCCACCATGGCCAGCTAGACACCGCTTGACTACGCGTGCTGCACCACGGTGTGCCATCATGTTCTGAGCCCACGTGAGCCCAGCACCATCGCATGGTGCCGTGGTGGCGATTTCGACGTCTTCCAGGTCGTAACTCTGGACGACTCCACTCGCCACCATGTCTTTAGCGTACTCCGCCGCGTATCTACCCAGTTTGGGTACGCGCCCCACCACGGTCAGATTCCGCCGCGCGCGCTTCAGCATGTGCGGCCCAACCTCGACATCGTAGCGGCGGCGCCGTACGACTCTACCACCTGCCGCGTTCCATTGCATGTCTGGGTACATTCCAAGTGCCAACCCAAATCGCTCGCTCAGTTGTGCTCGCCAGTCCACAGCCCCTTCATCCTTGAACCGCCTGTTGCTAGTCGACCAGTAGTCCAACATCGCACCCAGGTCGCTGCGACGCCATCCGAGTCGTCCTCCTTGTCGGCGCCACACCCCGTTTGCACTACTAACTATCGTCCTGATGGCCTCAATGCCACCCTCGCTAGGTTTGTGTTGACTGTCTGCAGACACAAAGCCTCCGATCAGCCTCAGCGCGGATCCACGCGTCACCGATCCCTTGTACCACACCCGCAGAAACTCAGCCCAGCTACCCTTCTCTCGTGCAAAGTGTTGCTTATCATACTGCCCAACCTGGCCTCCCGCATCCAGTATGGCTTGCGCAAGTGGTCCTGCCATGGGCTCACTCCACACCTCACGACTGTCATCGCCCTGATGGCCGGCCACCATACGGCGCCAGCCGGTCATTTCCTTGATCATCTGCGCTGCCACGCGCCCGGCACATGAATTGTGGACGCAGTGGAACATCATTGTGTGTGCCCAACCTGTCTGCAATCCATACTCCCACTTGTTGTACGTTCCATCGACGAACACACCGACATCGTCTAGGCACCGTGCCATGTGTTCGTAGTCGTCCGCCATCTCATGTTCTCCCAAAGTGCGACACGCGTCTTGCGCCGCATCGTAGAACATCTGCATCCTCTCGTGCTTGTGACACAGGTTGTAGTTCTTGTAGTCTCTACAAGCCACGTAACCCACGTCCTGCCACTGCATAAACAGCGCATTCTCTTTCTCTTTCCGCGCCTCACTCCACATGAGAGGTACGTTTTCCAGTGTCCCTAGGAAACGTGCCTCGCCATATGCACTAACGCGCGCTGAGCTCAGATAGTATCCGAACGTGCCGGGTACAAGGTTTCTGAGCTTGGCTATCTCAAGCTTCCACATCCAATTCGATTTGGCATGCATCTGCCCGTATTTGAGTGCCTCTTCCTCCCCTTTCGTGAAGTATATTATTGCCAGCTTCTTATTTAAATGCATTTTGTCAATCTCTTCGAGCGCCAGCGAGCTCGTTCCGTATGCAGGCACACTACCCGTTGGAACGGCGGTCAAGGCCATTTCCGTGAGGTGGTGGTAGTCCTGTCCACTCGTGCGCCTAGCCATGGCACATATGTACCCAAATCGACGACCCTCTTTACGCAACTCCTCTTCGTAACGTTTGTCGAACTGCGCCTTGTGCTTGAACATGCCATTGCGCACCGGCATAGTATTCTCGTAGTCGACGCGTGTTTGCAAGTCCGCCTTATCTGCGAACACTTCATGCTCGAAACGGCCCAACATATGGCCTGCGTACTGCCAGTCGAATATTGTCCCGTCCATCTCAGGTTTGTCTGTTGTCCCGAATCTAACCAGAACTTTGAAGGCCTTTTGGCTGTCCAACGCACAATTCACGCAACACGTGAAGCATCGCTTGTTCGCCAAGGCGTCATGTAGCGTGTTTGGTCCACTCGCGGTCACAGCCGCCACGTATCCGCAGAAAGCACCCGCCCCCATCCCGGCTGTGCCAACGAGTGAGCATACGTAGGGTAGCAAGTCCTTGCGCCCACGTAGCCACTTTATGGCCAGTTTCGGGACGAGTTTGGTCCGTACCCTCAGCGTTTCGCTCTGGAACACCATACTGTCGCGGAACCGCCGTTCGTTTTGCCTGTTTGACGTGCCTTTGAGTATCTGCACCAGAATGGATCGTCTGTCTACGTCTCGCATACCCAGTCCAGGCGGAACGGGCTGTACTGCGCCAGTTCCGCACTCTCCGCAGCACAGCTGCATGTCTGGCCCGCGCTCCTCAGGTGTCGTGACCGTCTTCATGGAGTCCATCAGCTCGGACCACGTCTGTGAGGGATCCGGCGCGTGCCCAAGGGTTGCAAGGGCGAGCTCACGCAGCTCAACACGCTGCATGGCGGTGCCGCGCTTCCACATGCGGTTGATGACCGCTATCCAACCCACTGTGTCCAGCTTAAGTCTATCCAGGTATAATGCCTCAATCCACCCCCGCTTAGCCCAACCCCATCAAGCGTCACTCTCCGGCGCCGTAGTCGCCGTCGCGCCGTGCGAGGCGCCGCTATCGTGCTGGGGTCCTTTATCCTTCAGTAGTGCATTGCGTATGAGCTCCATGGTTTCGGGTGATGCCGTCGTCAGGGCTGACATCAATGACGCGGCGCTTGTATTGTTGATCTCGGCGAGCGGGACATCCCCAACTCCTGGATGCCCCACTGGTGCTAAGTTGGTCACGTCTGGCGCATCTGCACCAATACGAGCCGGTCCGCGAACCTCTGTCCCATGCCCATCATCCGCCGACGCCAATGGTGCGATCGGGTTCAGGACGGCGATAAGTCTTTGCGCGACCGCTGACATGCCCGCGGCGACTTGCGTCACGCTCTTCGTAACAGTCATCCAGAACTGGCCCGCGTTGCGTTCAACTGCAGAGAACGCTCCGACGACAAGTGTGTTGGAGTTCGCCAGGAATTCCAAGCCAGCTGAGGCGAATGCTGTGGCCTCAAGGTTCATGTTTGACCAGCCCTCCGCGGCAGGGTCAAGGGTTAGCTGCGTGACTATCCCATGTTGGTTGTATTCTGTGCGTGTGTGTGGCAGCTCGACGTCTTCATCAATCTCACTCTGACCATCACAACGCATATTTGGCCGTGTGACCGTATCGTGTCCTTGGCCCAGCAAAGTCACCACACCCAAACGCGTCTCATATGGCAAATTGAGCCGCATAAGGGGCTGTGTGTACTGTGGGGCCACTCTGGACCGCACATCACTGACGTCGACAAGAAGTCCACGTCCATAATTCAGCACCTCCAAGGAGGCAGGGTACCAATCAGTGTAAACATAACCTGTGAGCACTGCGCTCCAAGTTTCGTCCCATTCATGTATCATTGCCCCGGGTTTGAAGTCGGTGTGTACGTCCTGCCACGTCGTGGTGAATCGTGCGTCTCGTAACCACGCGCGGCCCACCCGGTCTGGGGTGAATGTAGGTGCAGCAACGCCGTAGTACCACGACCACATGGCGTAGCCCAACGTCTGGGGTGTCATCCAGTTCATGTGTTTCATGTGTTGCACAGTGAGGCCGTTGCGTGCTGCGGGTTCTCGCATCCTCATTGTGCTGCAGGCACTAACGTCGAAGGTCCTGGCCACACTTGAGTCCGGATGGTTGAAAACGGCCGCAAGTATGAGTGCCTGCCTGGCCAGGTACGACGCAGGGTCTATCACTGTCAAGCCATCTACCCTGCCACGGGCCAACCGGTCATCAACGGCTGCGGGCCACAAGAATGGAGTTGCGCAGCCTGATATGCGTGCATTAGACACGCGCATCAGTTGGTCTGTCATCTCTACTGCAGCACGGAGCATCAATATATACGATGCAAACCGCTCCTTGTCCCTCAGTATACTCATGAGGGGTTCATGGCCCGCATAGTTGCTCGTGCTCTTGGTCCCTTCCGTGTAGCAAAGGGTCCACAGTCCACCACACGCCTCTGTGTATCGTCGTGAACGCACACCACCTAGGTGTAGCATCAGCTCATCAGGAACGGTGGTCAGTTCTCTGTCGGCATGGTGCCTGTGCACCCAGCGTCTGTAGGCATCGTTCTGGGTCCTGCCCATGTTGACAGCGTCCCACACATATGCTATCCCACGTGTGAAGGCAAGGCTGCGCTGACCGACGCTAAGCCCGTTCATCGCGCGTTGTCCCTCCTCCGTCAGATAGTCGAGTGGGTCGCCACCACGTGCATTCTCGTCTACATACCCAGCAATTCTGGGTGCGACACCGCGCACATCCGGCATGGCCCCATTGGGCCTGACGCCCATCCTGAAGTCCGCACGCGCGTCGAAGGTGCGCATGGCGGCTGGTGGTGCGACATATCCGTTGAGGTAGCTCCCGGCGGTTGTGGGAAGCCACTGCCTGATGATATACGCACGTAGGTTGTTGGACATAACGTTTGGTGCTCCGGCTGCGTCATTGCCACCCACCCACTCCAGCCACTGACCATCTTGTGCAACATTGTTAGGTGGTTGGAGGTCGGCGGGTTGGATCGGCACGAGTGCCCAGCCCGGTTGAGGGACTGGCAGCTGCGCACCAGCCGGTGGTGGCTGCGAGTAGCCGTATATGTGGTATCCGGCACGGCCGCTCATGGCGGCCATGACTCCATCATACACTGATCGCTCGGGCATGGGCATGTTGGGCACAGCCGGGGGCTGGGCCCCATCAAACTGCGCTGTGTGCACACTGATGCCATCGATTGCGCCCAGCGCCTCTGATTGCATGGCGCCCAGCATACCCGCGGCACGCCAATCGACATGCTCGTCTGTATATGGTGCTAGGCCAGCGAGGCCCGCACCAGGGGCAAATGCATTGCGCCTGAACAAATCGGAGAATAATCCACGTTGGATCGTTGCGCCAGATGCTCCAACGGCATCCAGGGCAGTTTGCCCGAAGTTGTCCAAGATGGCCCTGTCAATAGTGGCGCGCAGCCCGTTGTCTAGCAAGGGTGCACCAAAATGGCCAGTGCGTGTGCGCCAGAACAAGGGTTCGAGCTCACGGTAATGAGCCATGTCCACAATGGGCAAGTTTCGTGTGATCAGTCTGATCGCATTGGTGATGAAGTTGGTATCAAGGTGGTTGTAGGTGACGAGCAGCCAGAGTGCCTCATCAATTGCAGTCATGAGGTCCTCTGGCTGCACGGCCACAAAGTCACGGTGCAGCGCGCCGTGGCCCACCATGAGTAGCCGCCCAGCGTCAAAACCCTGTAGTAGGAATGCGTCCTGCAGCATCACTGGTCCGTTCTGGTCCATGATGCGGGATAGGAGTGACATGCCGCGCAGTTTGCGCGCGTCCCCTACCCATATGACGCAGCGTGGGTCTTGTTCGGTGCCCACTGCGCCGCAAGTCGTCCAATCGAGTAGGGCTTGGGAGTGCTGGACGCTGTAGATGATGTTGTCGGACCTGTACTTGGCGGTACACCAGTAGCTGGCTGCCGCATTTCTGAGTCTGGTTCGCTGGGTGAATGGTACGAGTGCGTGCTCGATGGCAAGGGCCACGAGGCGCGCCGCCACATCCTCAACATGCTTACCACGGTCCACAAAGTCCTTGAGATCAGCGTCAGTGCCGGAACCGAGTTTCGGAGCCGTCACCCCGTCTGAGATACTAGACCAAAGCGTCCTGGAGGACAGCTCACCGAGCACGCTGCCTGTCTGGGCAACCGCGTGGACGGTTGCCTCCAAGTACCTGCGTCCAGTGAATGATCCGTATGGAACCCCGGTGTTCAGTTTGATGATCAACCCATCACCTCCTCCGTGAACCAACGCCATGGCTCCTGCGCCCCTATACGCGACCGAGGTTGCGTTAGGTTCGTCGTCAGGCCAGAGTGTCGGTTCGACTGGGAAAGGAACTTGGTTGTCGGTGCCACCAGGTATCACCTTCTGGGTGAACTCGCGCGCATCCTCCTCCTTGAAGTTGAACAGCTCGGGGAGCCGCTCGATCACGCCGTTAACGGCAACGTTGGAAAAATACATCGTCGAAAGTTATGATGGTTTTCACCGTGTGCAAGCACACGGCGGACTCTTCCTTATTTCCTGTAGCGTGGAGTCTCTGAACAGGGGATTACCTGCTGCGAATCTTACAACGCAAGAGCTACATTAACCCGTAAGGGCTCGTTTCCGGAAACTTATACACCACCCCCCAAGTCATAGGAATGGTAGGACAAAAACTGATGAAATACTCGGCTAAGCGTAGGTTTCAACCCGGATAAGATGCACACGCATCCGCCCGCTGATAGGCGAAGATTCAAACTGGATACAAGTCTGCGAGACTGCTCTCGCGTG